GCTTCCAAGACACTCTCATATATCCCTCCCGGTGAGACAGATGAGATGCTAGCCAAGCTGGTAGATGCAGAGCTTCCCGGTATGCCCGAGCGTATGCGTAAAGCTTTCGGTGAGAAGACTGGCTACTTGCAGCGTAACTTTATACGTATGCTAGTTACACACCCTGGTACTACAGCGCTTAACTTAATTGGTTGGCAGAACGCTAGTGTACTACAGAGTGCTACAGATGTACTTCGTGGTACTTTGTACGGCGGTAACGCAGTAGTTAATACTCTCATGTTCAATGCGCCTAAGGCTGCTGATTACGCTCGTAAGGCTGGGCTTATGTTCTCCCTGCAAAAGCAGAAGATGTCTAACTTACTTGACCCTTCTATGACATATCAGGCTTTCTTAGACTTCGCAGCTTACAACCCTGAAGCAGGCAAGAAGATGTTTAAGTACTTGTCGGGTGGTATTGAGCTAGAGGAAGCTGCTCAGTCAGCTGGGTTTACGGACTTTGGTAAGTTAGCTAAAGAGGCTGGCGTTGAGGGCGCAGATAGACTGACATCTAAGCCGGGTATATTCGAGAAGGCTATGGACGGTCTTCAAACTATCTACGGCGTTAAAGCACAAGACATGCTCACCAAGTCTCAGGAGTTTATGTACGCTATTGATAAGCGTATGCGTGTAGAATACAATGTATCTTACTCTGAGTTCATCAATGACCCTAACCTATGGAGCAAGATGAATGGAGAGAAGTATGCTGAGGTAGTAGCTACAGCTACAGACGATGCACTACGTAACGTGTTCTCTAAGTCTTATGGTGGTACAGAGGGACCACTGCAGTACGTAGCTAAAGCTATTGAAGACGCCCGTAAGATCCCTGTCATTGGTGCTATGGTTCCCTTTGGGCAGTTCTTCAACAACACTATGGCTCATATGATGGACTACACAGGTGTTAGCTTGGCTCACAAGTACCTTGCTGGTACTACACGTGACCCTATGGACCTGTTAACTAAGTCGGCAATCGGTGTGACTTTTATGGGGGCTATGTACGCTCAAGAGAAGGAGTACCTAGACGAAGGTTTACCTCTCTTCACTGAGCGTTCTTCTGATGGGGCTTTACGTAATCGTACTTACGACTTCCCTTACAGCTACTACAAAGCAATGGGGCGTATGATTGCTCACGTTGTACGTGATGGTGAAGTACCTCTGCCTCTATTCCAACAGTTTAAAGATACGTTTGGCTTAGGCCAGTTGACACGTCAGCTTGGTGACTCTGCTAAGATGGCTGAGGGTTTGATCTTGGACATTGTAACTTCTGAAGACCCAGACGTTAAGGGCGCAGCTATAAAGCTAGTCCAAAGCTCTGCAGCAATGTATGCGTCAGGCTACTCACGCCCCCTTGATCCCGTCAACACTATAGCCTCACTAGTTAAGAAGGGTGAGTATGTAACTCCTGATCGTAAGCAAGGGCAAGAGTGGCTCAACAACTCTGTACGTTATGTGGATGAACTGCTTGATGCAATGGATGTGTATAACAAGCCAGAGCAGAAACAGAATGCTCTCACTACCTCAGAGGGACGTGTACCTATCTTGAGATTGTTTGGTGTAAGGGAAGAGCTTGCACAGTCTCCTATACAGGAGTTGTATAACCAAGCAGGGATGCCTCAATGGAGCACGAACATTCGCTCTAACATTAAGGAGCCTCTCAACGACATCAACCGTGTCATCACTCCCATACTGAACTACGAAGCCTCAGCTATGATGGAGCAAAATAGATGGAAGGACGCTAGCCCAGAGAAGCGTAAGAAGCTAATTAGTAAAGTTATAAGTGACGCTAAGAAGCAAGCACTAGAAGTATTGGAGCTTTCGTTTGACCCTGATGACAACAAGTCAACGCTTCTTTATAAGCTAGGTCAGAGTTCGTTCATTAAGAAGAATGATCTTAGAGATCTAATGAAACAGATGGAGCTAGATGATGACCCGTCTAAGCTAACTACTAGACAGCTACAGTTGTTAATAGGCTACATTGAAATAGATAAAGAAAACGAGAAGGCCTTAGATAAAGCCTACGAATAAAAAGAGGGGAGCTGTTAGGCTCCCCTTTCTAGTTTTACTGTATGCCGTGTTTATCTAAACAACTCTTAGACCAGAGCACTGCTTCTTGTAGAGCCTTGATAGCGTGGTCTCGTTCCTCAGAATGATGTAAGTGATACACTAGGTAGTCAGATGTTGTGGTGTACATCTTATCTAACTCAGTGACAAACTCTCTCTTCTTCAGTGCAATGAAACGCTTAGCTTCTTCTTCTATATTAAGTACCATAACACTCCCAAACAATGTTAACTAGGACAGTGTATCATATAGGTGTATAGCTGTCAAGCTCTAACTACAAGCCTTCCTTCATAAACACCTTGACCCACTCAGCACAGATACCACTACGCACAATGTCCTCAATGCCAAACTCTACTACGGGTGCATCAAGCATGTACTTCTTAGATAGATGAATGATCTTAGCTAGACCAGACGTACCCTTCAAGTCTGACTGCTGTATGTCACCATTGAGTACAATAGTACTACCCTCACCTACACGTGTGAGTAGCATCTTGATCTCTGGTATGTCTATGTTCTGTGCTTCATCAACGATAATGAACGCATTGTCAAAGCTACGCCCACGCATCAACGCTAGTGTAGCTACTTCAATGTTACCGTTCTTTACACCAGTATCAACAGCGCCACGCCCTAAGTGTTTCACTAGTACGTCTAGCACAGGCAACGCCCATGGTTGTGCCTTCTCTTCTAGTGTACCTGGTAGGAACCCAATGTCTTTACCTACAGCTACGTGAGGGCGTGTGATAACGATCTTGTCAATCTCTTTGAGTGTGTACAAGTCTGCTGCACATGTAGCTGTAACGTAAGTCTTACCTGTACCAGCAGGGCCAAGGATAAGCACCTGCTTGCTAGAGGCAATGGCATTGATTAGCTTACCCTGATTGTCCGTCTTAGGTACAATGCCAGAGGTAGGCTTAGACGCTGCACCCTTGTAGGTTGTCTTGCGCCGGGTGCGTGTAGGCTTTTCTAGGGGTTCAATGTTGTTCATAGTGCTTCCTTAAGTATACAAGTGCGTTCTCTAGGCCACCTATGTCATCCCCTAAAGCACCTATACCAGTATTGCAAGACCTACACAGCCAACCTCTAAACACTTTAGTATCGTGGCAGTGGTCAAGGTTCAAGACCTCTGTAGTGCTTACAGTACCACAACATTGACACTTAGGATCTTTGAAGGGGTAAGGGTTTTCCTTCTTGAGCTTATAGGTTAGCTTAGTGTTTTCAATATAACAAGGCTTACAGTTCCTGTGGATTCCATTAGGCTTCTTGCTTCTTTCTTCATAGTGGTAGTAATCCGTTAGAGGTTTTAACTCCTTGCAGGTAAGGCACTCTAAGAGTTCGTGATTATTACTAAGTACTTCCGTAGAGTCATCTTCAAAAAGCTCTAACTGCATTACCTATCATCCTCTTCCAGTAGTTTCTTCATTTCAGTATACCCACCAATCAAGTTACCTTTAGTGTCAAACACCTGAGGTAGTGTAGTAATACTAGACCTCTTAAGTAAAGTCAATACCCACTTAGAGCTAGCCGATTGTACGTTGTACTCCGTGTAAGGAAAGCCTCTCCCTCGTAAGAGCGCCTTTACATCATCACAGAAGTTACACTGGTCACGACTTATTATTGTATACATAGTATCTCCTAAGTGAGCAGTTTATACACATGCTTAGGTGCTGGGGTTACACTAGGTCTACGATCTCACAGCTGTCACCAGAGCAGGCCATAGTCTGCATTGACACTGTGTTGTCTTCACTCTCGTACTCATTGAGAAGCCCCCAGTCAATCTTAGCTGGCATCTTAGAGAGCATCTCTTCGTACTCTTCCTTAGTGCAATCCTGATATGGTGCTTGCTGGTAAGTATGATCTGAGTGTGGCAAGAATGACACACCTGACATCTCATCGAAGTACTCATAGACAAATGCACCCACAGCCATCCACTCACTGTCACGAACTGAGATAGTTACACTTGGCTTATGCTCACACCAGTGTCGCTGATAGGTAAGCCACAACTCAAGCTGCTCTACGGCTGTCATATCGTTACGTGTTACTGCCTGCTCAGGAGACTTGACAGGGAAGCTAAACACTACAGTACTATCAGGCTTCATAACGCAAGGCTCATTAGGGATACCTTGGTCGATCATAAACTGTGTCAGAGGGTCTTTGTTATCACCACGGACAGTACGAATATAATAGGGGTTGTGCCTAGCGTGAATACCACTAGCGGAATCAACCAGTTGTGATACCGTACCGGAAGGTTTAACGCAGCTGATAGCAGCACTAGCAGGGATGCCAAGCAACTCAGCCCACTCAGCGTTAGTACTAACAGCGATGTCACGAAGATGCTCAAGTGTCTTATCCAATCCTTTGTTAGACGATGTCATTAGTGGGTTATCCATAATGCCTGTCATAGACACACCAAGCAACCGTTCTTCTGCAGTGTTCTTCTGCCATACCTTACGTAGGTAGGGGAACTTAATCATAGTGGACTGGATAGTACCCAGGATAGTAGCCAGCCTAACCTTACGTTCAAGATCCTTCAGTGTATCGGTAGCACGTACTACACACTCCGTTAAGTTACAGAACTGATACGGACGTAAAATGATTTCAGAACAAGGGTTTGTACCGAACTCATAGTTAGGATCACGCCGCCCAAACTTAGCTGCTTGCTTCTTGGATGCTTCACGATTAAAGATACCACGCTCACCAGACTTAGACTCAACCAGTGCAAGCCACTCACGCATGAATGTTTCCATGTCTGGCTTCTCAGTGTATGACACAGAGTTGTTAGCTAAGGCACGATGCCCAGCTGTTTCCCACCACTGTCCTGACTTAGCGTGACGCATACGGTCATCGCTGAGATTAGATAGTGAGATCATAGCTGAACGTCTCACACCACCTACGACAACGATCTGACCAATGAAGCACATCAAGTCGTGACATTCCATAGAGCTAAGCTTACGTCCTTGTGCAGCCTTGAAGGTAGACACAGCAAAGTTAAACAACTCTACTAGTGGCGCTGGGCCTGACGCTCTACCGCCAAACGTCTTAAGCCTTGCCCCTGCAGGGCGCACCTGTGACACATCCCACTTAGGGATCTCACCAGCCCAGAGGAGAGCAAGAACTTGACGGAACCCCTTAGCCCAGCCTTCCTTACTGTCCTTAACGACAACGACAGACTCACTCTCGAACAACTCAGGTACTTCTGGGAGCTTGCTGATGAACTGGCGCTCAACGGAGAAGCCAACCCCCGTCCCGCAGAGGAGAATGTACATAGCCTCATCGAAGGACTTAGGGTCATCTACGGGTAAGTAGCTACAGTTGTAGCCTGCAGTGTTGTCACGATCAAGCGCTGGGCCTGCTGTCATCATAGCTCTCATTGATGGCATGATGTCTTGGTTAAGTATAGCCTGCTCAATGTCTTTGATGTAGGAGTTATCAATCTTAATGGCAGGGCGTACTACATTGTCCATGTAGCGTGACACTGTCTCACTATACGCCTCACGCCCATTGCCATCGAAGTACTTAGCGTATCGTGACTTGTGAATGAAAGACTGGTAGTCTGTGGGTAGATAGTTATCACTCATTATCGTTTGTCTCCTGACCCTTTAAGGGTTCCTCTAGCTTTACGGTCTTGTAGTTTCTCTAGGTTAGCCTTGGCTATGTCTCCCAGGTCTACGTTAAGGTCTCTACATAGGGCTGCTATATACCACAGGCAATCTCCTATCTCTGCTTTAAGTGAAGACTTGTCTAGCTTACCATCACGGATAACCTTCTTCACCTTGTTGGCTACCTCCCCTGCCTCACCAGCTAAGCCCAGCGCAGGGTAAGTGATAGCATGTTGTGTAGGATAGATAGCTGTACTAGCTGCTGCCTTTTGATAAGAGGATAGCGTCATGTCTTTGTACATAGTACTATCCTTGTAGTAATCCCACGCTTCTAAGTCTGTCTCGTTAATCATAGCCTCTCCTTCACCACTAAGTTGTCTACTCTAACGTCATCAACGTCATAGAACATATCTTTAATTAAGTCATACACATCTTCTGGGTGTGCATCTTGTACTGACGATAGGAAGTTAGCATCCCTATCCACATTTAATACAAGTGTTACACTAAACTTCTCATCCATTAAGAACCTACCTTAAGTTTGATACGCTTGGTCTTGACTGCCTTACCTTTCTCTTCAAGCCAGTCAGGGGGTATTACCCTATGTGAATACAGAAAGTTATTCTTATCACACCACATTGCGTATGTCGTTTTAGAACCCTTGTATAACTTAGCCTTGGCATTACTAAACACTAGCCTGATGTCTAACTCTGGGTGTTGTTCCCTTACTGCTAGATGCTTACGCCTGTCTTCATTATCAAAGATACCCTTTGTCTCAACTATGATACCGTTGTCTAAGATAAAGTCTGGAGTATAAGTCCTGTACCTGAGATCCTTCCACTCAATCTTAAGATCTTCATACCTAAAGTTCTTCTTGTTTTGTTTCAGGTACTCAGCTACAACTTTCTCTAATCCACTACGGTATCTGTGAGCGTTATGCTTCCGTACTACCAAGCTCATCTCCTATAAACACATAGTCTACCATAGGTTTCTCTTTAGCAGTAGAGACACGAGACGGTAAGGTCTGCAAGTCAGGCCAGCACTTATGCTTGTAAGCACAGAAGCCACACGATACGCCAAGCTTTAGATTACCTGACGGTTTCTTGCGGTACGTCTCAGGGATAGCCTCAAAGCAACGCTCAAAAGGTTTGTCCTCTTTGATGTACGCTACCGTATCTTCGATCTTGTTTAACTCCTGATCGACATCTACAGATGAAGCATCTACATACTTAAACTGACCGTTAGCTTTGTTGATTACCCACCAGCCACCGACACCTTTGTCAGCTGCAGTAGCATAGCCTACCAGCTGGCTTACATAACCAAAGGCATCACCCTTAGCTAAGGTCTCGAAGTCTGAGAACTTATGCATGTAAGACCAAGGAGAGGCAGACTTAACGTCATCAACCTTATCATCTAAGATCATGTCGAACTCACCGTTGATCTCTGTACCGTCAGCAAGAGTGAGTACAACCTTTTCATTGTCAGTAAACTCAACAGCAGCAGCCCGAAGTAACCCTTTGAATACCGCCTCCACAATGTCTCCTAATATCATGTTCATCAGGAAGTGTGGAGGGAAAGGTATCTTATCTTCTGGGTCATTCTTTTCGTACCAGAGCTGGCACTTAGGACGCCCGAGGTTGGACATCCTAAGCTTGAACTCATCACGAGGGCCGCTGCTGAACTGCTTACGCACAGCATCCGCTACGTCTTCACCTACCTTAGAGATTACAGATTCATCTACTGTAGACTCGCCAGCCAGTGCCTTCTGTAGGAATGTATGTAGTGCCAGTTCAGCAACGTGGTTCATTATTCAGCTACCTCTACGTCAATGATGTCGTTAATGATGGACTCCTCAGTAGCAGACAGGCCAGAGCTACCACTCTTCTCATTGTGAGTGTCGTTAATGTAGTTGTTCATGCCGCTAATCCACTCCATAAACCCGTCAAGGATGTCCTTGTCTGCCTCAACTAAGTCTACCTTGTCACCCAGGGTGATGTCAAACGTGGCGTACTCACTACCGTTAGGCATACTGTGCATCTCTGCACCCATGTTAAGGAAGTACTGCAGGGGTAGAGAGTTCTTACGGTCAATAGACTTCATAATGTCATCTACTGCCGTGATACTACCCCGGCTCTTTACATCCAATACAAACGGGATCTCCTGTGTAGTGAGGGACGCATCCTCAATAGCATTACCCTGCTCATCAGTAGCGCCCTGCATTACTACAGTACCGAACACAACCTTAGTACGCTTAGTATTGCGCATCAACTCTTGTGTTGCCTTAGGTAAAGACTTGAAGTCTTCAACGTAACCAGACGGACGCCCAGCATTGAAGCCCCCGGTGTTATCCTTGAGGTCACCCGTCAGATTGTTAACGAGTACCGTCTTGACCATAGTGTTTTCATCAGAGTCCCAACGTGTCCACTGCATACGCTGTGCGTAGATGCGGATCTTAGGTGAGACTGCATAGGCAACCTTATCGTCTGACTGTAAGAGTTTGTATGCACCAGCTGGTACTACGTCTACTCGTACAGCCTTGCCGTTGATCTCCATGTCACCCTTCAATGGGCTATGGATCTGACTGAACCGTGCAAGCATGGATCGCTTACCACTAGAGTTCTTGGATAGTCCCATCATCTCAGCGATAGAACGTCCGTCAGTTGTTAGTGTTACTTCTGTGCTAGTCATTGTACAAGAACCTTTCTGTGTACGG